ATAATAAGAATTGGAATCATAATTTTTATTATCTTTTTCATCTGACACAGATTTAATTTCATTTGACAAATCTGCTGTATCTAAAGAAAGTTTCCTTAATTTGTAATTCAATAGATTGTCTTGTCTTTTGGATATTTCATCCCATCTAGATTTATGTGCCTTATAATCATAAGGTAATAATCTTCCGTCAGCATCGCGTTTATCCTCATCTTTAATCAATTCATTACCTGATTGGGTTATTTTATTTTCTTCCTCTTCAGCGCGTCTATCCATTTCTTTTGTTGTTGACGACCACGTTGGATCTATATTGTAATTTTTTGCAATTAAAGATGGTGTTTTTAAATTTTTATTATTTAAATTTTGAATTTGACTTGGGTATGCTAACCTATGCCAAGATTCATGTGACAACACATCTTTCAATTCCTCATCAGAATAATTTTTTATTTCAGATGGATTGATACTGATATATGATGTAGTTTTAATATCTTCCGGTTGATGCTGTCGTTTTTTGATTTCATCTATATCCGCATCAGCAGTGTAGGGTAAAGATCTTCGTATAAAATCAGATACTTCTGGAGAATGTACTGCTACTGTTGTATTTGTTGTAGATTTAGAATCTTTTACACCAAATTCTGATGGAACCACGAACGGAATTTTTTCCTTTAAATGTTCATCTGACAATCTTGGTATGCTAATATAATTCTCTAAATCATAATTTTTTCCATGATAATTTTTCAATTTTTCAACGTATTCATCTCTTTCTTTTACTTTGTCTTTACCAAATTGCAAAGACATTACATCAAATGGGGATAATTCAACTCTTTCACCGGTTTTTAACTTAACAAATTTTTTATTTAAGGAATCAAAATATTCTGGTGAATTGTAATCTTCTTCAAATTCCTTAACTGGAGTTGGCCGACTATAATCAACATAAGAAGTTGCATTTTGTTCAATCAAAAATTGTTTAAATCTCAGCATACCAATATTTATAACCCCCCAGGATTGCTCCTAGGGGGTTATTTTATGCTCCTCCGACTGGATTTGAACCAGTGACCCGAGAGTTAACAGCTCTCTGCTCTACCAACTGAGCTACAGAGGAGTGAAGAATCAGACTATCTGGCAACCGCCAGCACTGCAGGCAAATTCTTTTGCCGACTCAGTATTGTCTTCTGCCTCATATTTAGCCAGATCCTTGAAGTTAACTTTAACTTTTGGATGGGCTGCATAGGTTGCAGAATCAATTTGCTCAAATGGAGCCTGAGCGTATGTGTGACTGTCTCCACCGGGAAGGAACGAGATGCCTGTTGCGACATCGAAGTTCTCCCATAGCCAGTTACCGACTTCAAGGAATTCAGAATCCTTGTAATTGACGGTAATTGATGGCTTGTGCTGACAATAATGTTCCTGATATGTCTTCCACAGATCCAAGTGATCCAGTGCACGGAGTTGATCCGTGGTAATGGTTCCTCTCGGAGCCTTCATTGCAAACGTGAAGACCGCTGTGTTATTAGGATTGATCACATCATCTTCGCAAGGAACGCCTTGATCCTTCATTAGATTGTAAATTGGATCCTTCTTGTCAATACGAACTCTGCGGTAATAATAATCCGCATAACGGGGATGCAAACCAGAGGCAGAGTCAACCAAGCAAGAAGTGGTTCCTTCAGGCTTGACGCAAGTGATTGACTTGCTGGGATTGATACCCAACTTATCTGCCCACTTGAGGTTTGTGGCGATTGCATGATCTCTAAGAGTTTCTAATAGACGAACCAACTTTGGTTTGCCCTCAAGACCACTGGTAAGTTTGTTGTCATAGATACCAGTCATGCTTACACCAAGAAGTCTTTCATCTTCGCAGTTCTTCTTCCACTCGGGACGAAGATATGGGAACTCCGTGAATGTTGACTGTACTGTTCCGATGATCGTGGCGATTTCAATCTTCTTCTTCAGAGTTGAAGCCGTATCATCTGCACGAACAACAACAGTAGAAAGATTGCAGAACTCAAATGGCTTGAGAATGATTTCTGAGCATGGGTTTGTTCCATACTCACATTCAACATCACGTCCCCATTTCGCTGCTTGTTCTTGCAATGCATTTCGATTGATCATTCCACGCTCACCACTGTGGCTGTTGTAGAGAGAAGTCCATTCCTCTAGGAACTGACCCATTGGCGGACGACCACGATAGACAGCAGAGTTGTTTGCGTAAGAACGGAACCCAGCCTGCTCCCACCATGCACCGCTCTTGCAGTGAGCCATCTCACGATCAGAAAGATCACTGAGAGAAATCATAGCAGAACGACGAACACCACCAACGATAACTGCGTTGGCAATAGCACAGCAAATGTCGTGGCATTCAAGAGCAGTAAGTCTGCGTCCCTGTGCATTGTAGAAAACCTTTACAATGAACTTGAATAGATTATCAAGAGGTGCAGGACCGCTTGCACGACCACCAAAGGTCTTCAAACGAGCACCAGCAGGACGAATGTTACTAAGATCCCACTTGACGTGACGACCTGCATACAAATGTTCAATCAAAAACTTTACAGCGTTTCCCCAGCCTTCCTTTGAGTCTTCAACAACGTAAGAAATATTGAATACTTTTTCTATCTTGTTTGCAACAGCAGGAAGTTTGTCCGTGTATTGGCGTTCAACGGAATATCCAACGCCAGTACCATTCATTAGAATTACGAACAACTCAGCAAATGATTGAACAGAATCAATCGGTAGATATGAGCAGTTGTAGAGACAGGTGTTGTCATGATCCAATGCTGGGCCTGCAGTCATCAGGCTTCTCATTGAAGGAAGAACCTCAAGATTTAGGATTGCTTCCTTTACATCTGGACGTTCCAATAGTTGTGGAACTTTATTAGTAAAATATTTCCACCAACGGTCTACACATTCATCCCAAGTCTCACGACGATTCTGGTCATTGAGCCATCTAGAATATCTGGAGATGAAAATAAACGATTGAAATGGTGATAAAATTTCTGCCATAGTTAAATCCTTAAGTTGGTGTCTTATTTAGTTGTTAGAGTTTGCCACGAAACTGGGAAAAGAGGAGCAATTAATTTATCAATTGCTTTTGCATATTCCTGAATTTCCCATTGTGCGTGGGCATCGATTCTCAAGTTATAAACACGGGCAAATGCATAGAGAGAACCAGTCCACACAAATTCCGTATAAGTTCCTTGTGGCAAGATTGAACGTGCTTGTTCGGGAGCAACACCATCCACCAAAAGTTTATTGTAAAGATCCAGACATTCCTTTGCAACTCCATCATACTCTTGACGAAGTTTGATGCAATGATCCATATCTTCGATTGCACCACTGCTGCCTTGCTTTGCTCCATCAGTTGGAGCATTTCTCCAGAGCGGAGTATAAATTTCTGGCTCATGTGTGACATATCTACGACTGACCTCGTTCATCACTAGGCCAATCTGATGTTTTCCAAGTTGTGCACGAACAAAGATCGGGCACTTGATACGCAAACTGATCTGTGCATGACAGAAAGGAGTGAAGTGATTGTGCTTTGCAAGATACTTAATAAGTTTTGTATCTCGCTCAGACAGTTCTCTTTTATTGAAGCCTGTCCAATTCGGCTCACTTGCCCAAGAACTTTCTTTATTAAAAGAAACTCTTGCAGCATTAACAACACTAAGATCAGAACCCATGTAATCCACCAGATCAACGTGTCCGTGATCTAGAACGAAATACTTAGTCTGCTCCATTTTTATGTTCTGAATTTCGGTCATCAATCTCATCCTCATCATTATCTACAAGTTCAACTTTTACACCGGGTATCTTTGTGAAGTCTGCTGCATATTCTCTGGCACGTGCCCAAAGTTTTGGATCCATCTCTTTTACATATTCACCAAATCTTTGTACAAATGTTATGTATGCTTGGCTTGCAAGCAATGACTCTTCATCAGATAAATCTTCGTCTTCATTACTCATTTTATACCTTCTTCCAGTAAGTATACTTCATCTTGGCTTTTAGTCCAGAATAAACATTGTTGATTACAAGTTTAACAGTTGTGTTGATTCCATAAACTTTAACCATGTCATTAATGTCTTTCTTTTCTATTTCAGGAGGCCAGATTACTACGTTTCTTCCAGCCTCAATATATTTTCCAATCAACTGAACAATCTCGGCATTCCTTGGTTCATTGTCAAAAACAAAAACAATATTTGACTTTTCAATCTTTGCAGGAAGTGTGTCCAACCATCCTGCTCCTTGCATTGCAACTCCATTTGGAATGAACATGGAGTCAATAGGTCCTTCCGTAACATAAACAGTTTCACGGGGGTCTACCTTATCTAGGTTGTACCAAAGCCGTTCCTCGCCGTCTTTCTTGAGGGTGATGTAACGTATTGAATCTTTCTTTTCTTCAAAGGATCTCCCCTGTATGCCAAGTAGTGAGCCATCCTCGTCATAGAACGGAATGACGAGTCTATCTTCTTTGGTTCCTTGACGATCAAAATCCGCCATGATCCTACTGAAATCAGCGCAGTAATAAAAGCTGCTATACTTTTCTTTTGGAATTTCTCTAGACTTAACATATTTTACTGCTTTATGATCTTCATCGAGTAGATCGAGTCTAGTTCCCAAATTGGTGAACATGGGTTGCCGTATTTCTTGTTTATGTTCTTCAATTGGTTCCGGGCTCTTGTCTTTAAAATTTTCAAATGCATACTCTTTGCAGAGTGTCGGGCTAATAGTTTCAAGTACACCGTATAGATTGCAAGAAAGGCCGCAATTGTGGCATTTGTAAACATATTTTCCTTTATGCTCAAAGAAATATCCCCTTGTCTTGGACTTATTTCTCTTTGAGTCGCCACATTTAAAACATCTGCATGTGGCTAGATTATCCTTTTTCCACTTAAACTTCTGAAGTGAACCGGATACCATGTTAACATACTTCTTGTCAATATATATACTCATTTGCCAGCGTCTTCAAAAGTCCAGTTGACTGTCTTATTCTTACGCTTTCCAAATTTGGAATCAAATGTTATCGGGTCTGATCCTGATCCGAATCCTTCTTCCTCAGTATTATTAGAATTAACAAGGTTATTGTTACTATTATCGACATCATAAAATTTCATCTTTGATTTATTTACACCAATCAAGAACTTGCGATTCTTGGTCGTATCATTTCCACGATTCTTCAATTGCTTGACCATCAATTGGCCGGCCTCGGCCAATTCTTCATTCTCAATCAAGGCAATGAAAAAATCTGCAGTTTGTGGTAGACCAAAACTTTCAGATGTATCAGTCATCTCCATGTCGCTGCTCTTTGCGCCCTCACGGTTTACCTGCGTGGCTGTCCACAGCGGTACATTGAACTGCTTGGCGAGACCACGAAGTTCTTCTGCGATACCCTTGACGTAGGTATAACTGTTCATGCCGTTACCCATCTTGAAACGTGCACATGAACAAATATTCAGATAATCAACAAAGATAACATCTGGCATAAACTTCTTCTTGATTTTTAATTCTTCCATCAGATTGCGGAAGTGTGTCACGTTCGCTGCGGCGGTTGGATATTCCTTGATGATCAACTTTCCGCGACATGTACGCTTAAGAGCCTCTACCTTGCTCTCATACTTTTCAAGAGGCATCTGCTCAAGAACATGCATATCGCTGTCAAGAAGATTTGCATCGATTCTCTTTGCAATCTCCTCTTCAGCCATCTCAAGTGTAATGTAAAGAACATTAAGATTTTGAGATAGACACGCAGCAGCATGGTGGCACAGGAACGCACTCTTGCCTACACCCGATGCAGCCATGACTACATTCAGCGTCTTTTTACGTACACCACCTCTGGTAATGACGTTAAACATTTCAAGATCGAAAGGAACTTTCTCTTCGACACGATGATAATATTCATAACGCTCATCAACATCTTCGAGAAAATCGTGACCAACTCGGGTATCAAAAGATACTGAAAGAGCCTTTGACATGATCTCTGGAATTGCATTTTGAGTTTGCTCCTTGTCTTTTCCTTCAATAATACCAATCGATGCCATGATACCATTGTATATGGCCTTTTCCTTGCAAAACTTCTCGGTGTTCTCGACAAGCCAGATGGTATCTGACTTCTCGCCTTCCTTGTACATTTCATCGGTGATGGAAGAACACTTCTTGAATTCTGATTCTCCGAGACCCTTCTCGTCACCGAGAGAGATCATAACAGCATCCTTGGTTGGAATGCTGTTGTACTTGAGAATGAACTTGCTTACGATATTGAAGACTGTCTTCTCTGCTTTATCGTGGAAGTATTCTTCCTGCAGAAAAGGAACAACCTTGCGAGCATAGTCCTCATTGAGAACTAGGTTCTTGAGAATTACTGTTTCCATGTTTTTAGTATATCACTTAATTAGGAGTTGTCCAAACGTTCTTCGTGAACATCCGCTTCCAAATCAGATGGTTCGGAATCGACTTGTTCTTCAATAATTTTAACAAAAATATTACCAGTGGCTTTTGTGAATTCTGAACTTTGTTTATCAAATCCTTCAGGAGCACGAATTATTTCAATATCCATTGTAATGTTCAATCCATCATTTTCAGTTTCTTGAAAGGAAATTTTACCATAACGATAAACAATATCCTTGAATTCCCCTGAAATTATTTTTATTGGACATGTTTGTGTTATGTCCAAAGATTCTTCGGGAAGGAAAATAAATTCAGGTGCCTTGTCCATACTTGAAATCCTTTTGAATCTCTGCGTCAAGTTTTTCCAAGATATCTTTTGTAAAATACTTTTCAGGTTCATCATCAATGTTCTTTTCAAATACTTTTGTTCCATCAGGAAGTTCAACTCTGGTTGAAACCTTCTTAAATATATTATACTTCATTGCCAAATCGGTCAAGCCATAATATCTGCTCAAACCGGAAGTATAGTTCAAGCGAGTTTCAACATTCATGTTCTCCTTGACAAAACGATTCTTGTAGTTGGTGCACTTAATGAAGTTTCCAACTACACCTTCATCAGTCTTGTCCTTACTCTTGGAGAGTGTTAGGATATTGCTGGCTGCGTATTTAAGACCAATACCACCGCCAAGTTCCTTAGTTGGTACATAAGCACCAATAACCTGATATGTGTGATTTGTCATAAGCATAGGAATCTTTGCCTTGCCCAATTTCAATGTAAGAACACGGAAGGTTGCCTTGGTCTGTTGTGCTTTGGTCATATCACGAACATCTTTGCCTTCAGCAGAGTCAGTCATCTCTTTACGGGTAGACAACATACCAAGTGAGTCAAGAATCATGAATACTGGCTTTCGCTCGTCCTCAGGCTGCTCAAGAATGTCATTCACAATCTTGAGGGATTGCGTCTTGAATTCTTCAATTGTGGCAACAGGAATTACCGCAATGCGTTCAGGATCAACACCACGCGCATTGAACATGTCAGATGTAACTGCCTGTTCGGTATCAAAATAAATCACAACACCATCTTTATGATCCTTCAGGAATTGGCCTGCGATACCAATCGCATAGAAGGTCTTTCCTGTTGCCGGATCTCCTGCCAAGCAAGAGATCTTATTGTTTGGCAATCCACCAAAGATCGAGCCAGACAATAAGGCATTCAATGCATAAGATCCGGTGTCAATAAACCCGGATACATCTGCACCATCAATTCCTTCAGATACTAAACTTGCGTCTGGATTATCAATTTTACTTAACAGGCTTTTTAGATACTTTGACATTCTTTTCCTTTTCTTGATATGCTTGATCTGCGTAATAATCCGACATCAACATGTTGTCATACATGTGATGTACAGTGTGCATAATTTCTTTTTGGACAAGATTCAATCTTTCATAAATCTTAGAAATAGTCTCAGTCCATTCATGTTTAACTTTATGAGATTCAATGCCATACTCTTCGCAAATGTTTTTATATTCCATAAGCAAAAGATATACGGGCATTCCAGTTATTCTTTTCTTAAAATCATCTTCTGATTCTTTTAGAATAGAATACTCATGCCTATGTCTTAGTAGGGTACCAAACTTTTTCTTAGAAGCGCGCTTTGCCACGTTTTGCCTTTCTAGTCTTAATAATAACAGCTGCGTAGTCACTGTCAACTACGCTTTCGTCAATTTTAAGAGATTCAATGATTACTTCATCATCAACATTAAGAAGTCTATCACCAACCATAAAGCATGGGCCACCTTCAAAATCAAATAGCCCATCACCGTGGCGAGTATAAAGCGTCCTACCTTCGACTCGATAAGATCCATCTTCAAGGAGAGTGAGAATTCGTTCATCACCATATCTGGATTTAAATTTTTTAACCATATCTTATTATTCCTCGTTCATAGCCTTCAACATCTCAATCTCTTTCTTGAGATCTTCAATCTCTTCTTTGAGATCAGCAATTATTTGATCTTTGTTTAGCAGAGGATACTGAATTTTTTTATCTTCATGTATTTTCTGACTGGGCAGTACAGACTGTTTATAAGTTTTATATCTACTTTTATACATGTTTTTTATAGCCTGTTCAACTTCATCATTATCTTTATCGAAGACACTATATTGTGGAGTATTATAATCCATATATCAATTATATCTCAAATGAAGAAGGATTCAAGTGTCAGTTGCTCATTTATTGACCAATTGATTGCTTTCAATATATTATCAAGAGGTTCATTGAATGTTTTCTCAAACTGTTTCTTGCGGTCAACATACTTTTCAAGATTGAACTGTACTGGAGCCTTACCGATGAATCCAATAACGGCATCTCGCCCACACATACCATACGGATTTGGAACATTAACGAATACAAACTTTATCTTGTCATTTTCCTTGACAGGTGGAATTTCTTTATCGAGACCAAGTTTTTTGACATATGCATTATGTAGAAGCGCTGCTTTGGTTGCAATCGGAGTGCCCTTGCTGTATATCGATGTGTGATCTGAATATTGACGAACACCCTTTACTCCCCGTGGAGATGCGATATCTTCGATGGGAAGTTTCATGAATTCATTATAGAATTCATCAACATATTTCCTAAGTTCATCTGGAGTCTTGGTCAAGATAATCTTGATGCAGTCCTTGAGTTTATTTCTTACAATCATTGGAGTGCTGCTACGAGCAGTTTCAAGTCCCATGATCTTTAGTTTTGGCTCAGTAAATCTAACACCTTCCAGATCCTGAACCAGCAAGGCATATCGCTTCTTGGCAATAAACATCCCGGCAGAAGCAATTGCTTCACGCTTGAACACGATCTTGTTTTCAGAACATCCAAGAGTAGCGGAGAGCAGTTCCATTTCTTTCTTGAACTCAGGTTGAATTTTTTGTTCACAAACTTGATTGATAAAATCTGTTACATTACCTATCTTAGTTTTAGAAGAAATATGTTCTACGATTGGATTCAGATTTAAATACACGGAATCAGTATCTACAGCAATAACATAATCATCATTTGTCTTAGTAATCTTTTGAATATAATCATTCATGCAATTTTCTGCCTTGCGAATGATTACCTGACCCGTAACTGTAACGGCTGTAGCCAACTCAGGTGATGAATATGTAAATGCAGGATTTCCCAAGCAACCATAGAGACTATTCGCCAAAATCTTCTTTACTGATTGACGAATCTTCAGAGCAGCAATCCGTGGCAGAAGATCTGCATTCTTTGAGGATTCGTATTCCTTCTCTAACGCAATCATCTTCTTCTTTGCTTCTTGGCGCTGGTTGAAGGTAATCTCAATCAATGTAGGAATGAAGCCACGAACATTATTTGTAAACATACTACCATTACATGCCAAAGATGCGTTTCGGCTGATTGCGTCCTCAATCATATCTGGAATTTCCTTGCGCTTGCTTCGGAGGAAGTCATCAGCATTCAGTGATGAGTCCTTAACAACACAGGTTTCAGGTGAAATATTCCATTGCATAATGATACTAGGATACAGACTTGTTGCATCAAAACTAACAACATTGTTGTAAAGACCCGGAGTTACGTCTTTTACATATGCACCTACAAACTGGTCATCCTTGGCATAACTGCGTTTCAGAGGAGGAACAATTTGTTTACGAGCAAGATAATCGCAGCAAATCGTTTCCCAGATCCGCGTTGCAAAGAAGACAGTATCAAATGTAATCTTTGCTTCAAAGGCTATGGATACTGCAAGATCGATCAGTTTGAGTTTATTGTCAAGCTGTTCAACCAGCACCGCATCTTGGACGTTATACTCTGCAAACCTTTGAAAGTTTTGCTTATAAAACTCCCGCAATGAGCCATACTCACTATAATCCAGTTTTTGAGCATTTAGTTCTACCTTTGCAATGTTCTGTAGGGCGTAACTTTCCTGACTCGTACCCGAAAACTTCTTGTACAGATCCATATAATCCAAGATCGTGTAGCCGGGGAACTCAAACAGTTTATACTTCTTGCCACCAATGTCTGTCTCCCGCTCCTTCATCAAACCAAACGGCAACCAGTTCTGGATTTCCTTCTCCTCAAAGAACAGTCTAGCCCTACCAATTATGTAGGGCATATCAAATAGTTTGATGTTCCAACCAGAAAGAATGTCAACATCTTCCTGGGCAAGGACTTCAAAGATCTTCTTTATTAGTTCCTTCTCACTTGAGACCATTATAACCTTGGCTGTAGGCAAAGTTATAGGTGTAAAGGAGAGAACATAAGTAATACCGGAAACCCGGATACTTACTAGATTAATCCTCTCATTTGGATTGTCCAGATCCGGAAATCCGCCTTCAGATTCACATTCCAAGTCGAGGTAGGCTACTTTGATCTGGGAAAGATCGTATTCCACCTCAGTCGGATAAGTCTCCATGAGATATTGAGTGATGAAATCAGTGTTGCCATAGATAGGACAATCTGGGAGATCCCTGTATTGGTCTAGAAACTGCCTGCAGTCATATAGAGTGTCAAACGTCATGCGTTTGACTTTGATGCCATTCATGGTACGGTGCTTGGTGTCTTTATCTGATTTGATAAAAAGCGATGGCTTGAAAGCAATGGAGTCCGTAAAACGTTCTCCATTGCGATAGCCACGAACAAGAACCTTGTTACCTTTAAGAGCGCAGGCAGTATAAAATTTCATGATTTCTTTTCTTTATCTTCCAGCATTCCCTGCAATAGTATCATGTAATTGATGACATCCAAGATGCTATCCTGAACTGTCTCGTTTCCAACCTTTAGTTCACCTTTTTGCAAAAATGTAGAAATTCTGGAAATTTTATCCACAACGCGAAGCATCAGGCCATTTTCGGCACTTGAAAAGCCTAAAATTTCTCCACGCTTAAAATTTGCGAAAGGATCCGTGCTTGTAGCATAATCATTTGATTTATGTTGCAGAATGATTAGTGCGCGGCCACAAACGGTTTGGTGTAATTGAAACAATTCGTCTCTAGTCATGTACGCAGTATACACCCTATTTAAGGGAGGTCAAGAATCTAAATATTAAGTAAGATATTTTATTGGGGTAGAAATGCTAGAATACGGAAAAATTACAGAAAATATTTCTTTTTTGGTATCAAGTTTACTCGGAGTATTCTTTGGAGTAAATAAGTTTTGGAAATCGCACAAGAAAACCAAAAACTTTTTCACAATTCAGAATGACATTCATGCATTGCTGGCCGAACTCAGAGTCAAAACAAATTCAATGAGAACCAGCGTATTCCAATTTCATAACGGTGGATACTTCGCTGATGGCATCTCTATGCATAAATTCAGCGTATCACACGAATCTCATCACAAAATTTACAGTTCCCAAAACCATAGACTACACAATGTTTTGTGTTCTTTGTATAGTCCACTGATTACTGAAATAATTCAAAATAAAGCAAAAATAATTTCTGTAGATAAACTTCCCGAGCATACAGAACCGAGACATTTTTTTGATGATGAATGCATTTCTCATATTGCTTGCTTGCCATTAAAAAGCGGTTACATGATTTCTGGGTTTTTGTTGATTCAATGGCACAAAAATTACGATCCAGATTTGAGAAAAGAAAAAACTTACATGGAAGAGTTTTTGAACATCAAGAACTCAATAGAGATAAAATTATCCGAACAAAAGAATTGAGGTAAATTATGTTTTCACCAGAGTTAATAAGTTTAGTCGGAGGCGGATTTACTGGATTCCTTTTCAAGTATCTCGCTCAAAAGAGTGCAGATCAAAAGGAATTGTTCCAGCAAATGATCCAAGCAAATAAGCAGACAACCGATAATCAAAATTCGGCTGCTCAAAGAGTACCGCTTGACACTGGTAGAGTTGTAAGACAAATAATCGTGCTAACAGTATTGTTTGGAGCATTTGCAGCACCATTTATTTTACCATTCTTTGGTGTCCCAACATTCGTAGAAGTAGATGTCAAGAATCCAGAAGTATTGTTTGGTTTAATTCCAGCATCAGCCAAGAAGGCTTTCGTAGAAATCAATGGATTCTTCTGGACATCAGAAAACAGAGAAGTTCTATTGAGTATCGTAGGTTTCTATTTTGGAACCGCAGCAGCCAGTAACAAATAAGGAGTACCCAAATGAAATTTTTAAAACCACTATTATTAACAGTAATCATAACTGGCTGCTCTACCGAACCTTCAATTGTACCAGATACAACTGCCGATAATGTTGTAATGATGCAACTTAAAGATCAGATTTCACAACCCGGCGGTGTTAAACCAACTTATGGTTGGTTATTCTGGTATGGCCCTGTGGCCATTCTTGGAATTATGTGGGGATACAGAAATTTAATAAAGAAACCCATCAATTGTCTTGAAGAAGAACCTGATACAACTTCTGTATTAAAAACAGTTACTCCGGTTTCAATAGAAACAGAACAACCAAAATAATTATTTTCCAGTAGATCCAAACCCACCAACCCGGTCTGTCTTCAGGCCGGGTTGTTCATAGATCTCTGCAAATTTGCACTGCTCATATTTGACTAGTTCAGCCTGAGCAATTCGGTCTCTATTATAGATCTTAATAGAGTCTTGAGTATTTGTGTTCAATACAATCAGTTTGGTCTCATAAGTATAGTCCTCATCAACCACACCCTCACAATTAGCGAGGGTAAGACCGTATTTGAGCGCCATGCCCGACCTAGGATGGATTCTAAGTGAATAATCGGTTGGAAGATTAAATGTCAATCCAGTACGCACCATAGCCCGTTCTCCGGGCATGAGAAGGATATAATAATCTTCCTTATCATTGTCATATTGAGGTTCAACTTCCGTAAACTCTTTACCTTCGTAAATTTTTACTTTTTCATCTTTGGGAATAAAAGCACCAAGATCAAAACAAGCTGCCATTTGGGTTTGAAAATTTGGATCAACTACGTTTTGATGTGCTTTAAAATATTCTAGAATCATATTACTATTATATCTTTAAAATATAAATTGTCAACTTATAATTAAAAATTATATCATGAACCAATTCGTACTGCTATTAATCCAGTAGCACTACTAACACCCATAATGACATCGGTAGCAGATGCATAATCAACTGGGCTTGATGTTACGGTTGTTGTTCCCTGCATTTTAATTGTTGTTGTATTTGTCAAAGTAATTATTGAATTGCAAGATACTTGAGTTGCATTTCCTTGTACACCTGCCATACCGTGTGAAGCTGATGCATAAGTAGTGATTCCATCAGTAATTTGCAAAGAAAAAGTACGAGCAGTTGTTCCTGAACCACGACCAAATGTTGCAGTAACCGAAACCATCCAAGTTCCAGACGCTAATGATAAACTTGTTATGTCAGTCCAAGTAGATGTGGACAAATTTACATTCGAACCTATGAATGATTGACCAGATGAAAGTGATAATAGATTTGTTCCAACACTTGATGCAGTAGCAGTCAAATCAATATAAGCACCTTTGTTGTTTCCACCAGTTTCAAAAAATCGAAGTTTATTCTGATATACATCTATTGCAATTCCACCCGTTAGGCTATTTCCAGTTGCAGCTAAACCAAAATCTAATTGTCCACCCTCATTACCACCAACAGTCAATACTTTAAGATTTTGAGCATTTAATTGGCCAGAGAATGTTCCACCAACTGCATTAAAATCCCCTGTAAATGTTGCTGTAGAACCTTTAAGCGTTCCAGAAAGAGTCACACCACCAGATGCAGAAATTCCTGTTGTGAAAGATTGAAGGGCAACAAAGGTATTTGTGGTTCCTGTGGTTACTCCAGTTACATCACCAGTGAGACCATTGAAACTTGAGACATAATTTGTAAACGATACTGCTCCGGTTTGACCATTCCAACTTGAGACACCTTGAACTGCACCAGTATTACCATTGAAACTTCCAACACCACTAACAGCACCAGTCTGATTGTTGAATGAAGTAACAACTCCAGTAATATTTGTTCCGGGACCAGAGAATCCAACAGTTGATGATACAAGTCCTGTAAAGTTTGAAGTGGTTCCCTGCAAAGTTCCTGCAAAGGTTACACCACCAGAAGCAGAAATTCCTGTTGTGAAAGATTGAAGAGCAACAAAGGTATTTACAATTCCTGTAGTAACGCCTGTAACGGAACCGGTCAGACCGTTGAAACTTGTAACTATATTTGGTGCTGTTATATTTCCTTGAAATGTAGCTCCGTTTATAAAAGTTTGTGTTCCACTAAAAGTTCCACCCGCAGCACTCAATCCTCCATTTGCCGCCAAAAGACCAGTAACAGTAATTGCATCTGTTATCGCATCACCAAGATTTACGTTTCCATTGGCAATAAAATTTCCATTAACCGTAAAAGTTGAACCAGAGGGAATAGTTACATTTGATGATAAAGTAACTCCTCCAGCAGCACTAAGACCCGAACTAAAAGATTGTAGCGCACTAAATGATTGTGTAATACTAAGACCAGCGATAGTCGTTGAAGTAGTAGGAAATGTAATAACAGCCGAACCCGAACCAGCAATAGTTACATCCCCACCAGTAATACCCAGTTTTCTAACTACAGTACCACCTGAGATGTCAAATCCATCCGGATTGTTTGTTATATCAAGGTTTACTGATGATTGCTTTGCCATATGTACTATATATATTTATTCAATGAATATATTATATATACTCATAGATTAAATCTTCCTCTAAATGTATTAAAATTTTTGGTAATTTCTGTTTGTGATAAAGCGCGATTGTATACTGCAACTCTATTAATTCTTGCAGTAGCATATTCACCTGCAGTAGGATCCCCACCGACATAAAATGGCATTGCACTCGTTTTAAAAGTTGGCTGATCCGAATCTCGTAATCCTAGATTGGCTCCATTTACATAAAGTTTCATATTATTAGTTCCACTTTGTGAGCCGTCATAAACAGCAGTAACATTTTGCCAAACATTGAGAGGTAATAGATAAAATATTTCTGCAGGATACATTTCAAATTTTTGAGTGGTTATTTTGTAAAACTCTAAAGGTGTAGTTCCTCTATAACCCATTAGAACATATCCGTCTTGATTTGCAACAGGATAAACCCATATATCCCAAGTAAATGCCGTAGATGCTGATTGTATTGGAGTTTGATAAGTAAAACTGGTCCTTTGGGATGGACCACTTCCAAAACTAAAATAACTACTGGGTCCAGCAGATGTATATGTAGGACTATTAACTATGGTACCATTATTATTATTACCACTCAAATCAATCCAAGTAGTTCCTGATCCACTATAACTTGCAGGATTTCCTGCATCAATGTCTAGAACTAGACCTGATGCAATCATACGACCAATATTACTAATAGTACCAACACCAGTAATTGAAGATATTCCTGTAAATACACTCATACGATTGTAATATTTCCTATTGAACTAATAACATTCCATTCATTGTTTGCGACGCAGCATATTAATTCAACAGAATCTCTTGCCAAAGTACTTTGAATATATCCACCACTACCAACTGTGGTATCAGTCTTTCCAAAGTGAATTACTCCAGATGCATTTTGTGCAATTTTCCATCCTCCGGAATTCATTCCACTTATACGTAAAACAGAACCAACAGCCGAAGTAGTTGGGAGAGTGAGTGTGAGAAGACTTGCTTTGTTTGTAAAGTACCCATTGTTTACTGCTGCAGTTTGATCGGAAGTAATTACTGACCACGGAACCGCATCTGCAAAAACAGAACCTGTCAATCCATTGAAACTTGAGACACCCTGAACCGCACCAGTCAATCCATTGAAACTTCCAATACCAGTAACAGCACCAGTACTATTATTGAAACTTGAGACATAGTTGGTAAATGTTACTGCTCCAGTTTGACCATTCCAACTTGATACACCTTGTAGAGAACCAGTATTACCGTTAAAACTTCCAACACCAGTAACAGCACCAGTCTGATTGTTGAATGAAGTGACAACTCCAGTAATATTTGTTCCTAGACCAGAAAAACCAACAGTAGAGGATACGAGTCCTGTGAAAGATGATGTTGTTCCCTGAAGTGTTCCTGCAAGAGTCACACCACCAGATGCAGAAATTCCTGTTGTGAAAGATTGAAGGGCAACAAAGGTATTTGTGGTTCCTGTGGTTACTCCAGTTACATCACCAGTGAGACCATTGAAAGAAATTACATAAGGACCAACGGGTCCAGTAGCACCAGTGTTACCAGTAGTTCCCTGAATACCCTGAATGCCCTGAATACCTTGAATACCTTGAGGACCAGTACCACCAGTGTTACCAGTAGTTCCCTGAATACCTTGAATACCTTGAATACCCTGAATACCTTGAGGACCAGTACCACCAGTGTTACCAGTTGTTCCCTGAATACCTTGAGGACCAGTACCACCAGTATTACCAGTAGCACCAGTGTTACCTTGTGGACCAGTACTGCCAGTGTTACCACTCCCGGATCCAGTGGTCTTATCCCATGCTATACCATTATAAGTCCAAAGAATACCACCATATGAATAGGTTGCACCAGCAGAGGGAGATGGGGGGAAATCAATAGGCATTGTTCTTAATATTTATGTTATAGTTGAACCCAAATATATCCCGATGCACCTGTAATTGCGGTATATAAAATTCCAGTGTTTGTATTAAACCAACGATCTCCCGGTACTTGGATAGAGGGTGCAGAAGTGGCTTCTGTAAATTTTGGAGCTGCAAAACCTTGAGTGGTGCCATTTGCAAATTTAAAATAACCACCAACTGGTAATGATAATGCACCTGTATTATCAAATGTCCAAATATAACTAGTGATTCCAATTCCAATTTCATTATTAGAAACATAAACATATGAATTCAAATCATTGCTAACTAGTTCAGCATATCCAAGTCCCCCAGTTGGAGCTTTTAAATCTATACCATAACCAGTATTAAAAGCATCACCAAGCATTGCACCATTTGGTAGCAATACGCTTCCTGTGGCTCCAAGACTAAGTACAGAAGCCCCATTGATTAGACTTTTTACATTTACATTCCCAAATGTATCACCAGAAATACCGTTTACCGAGGAAATACCACCTCCACCAGAACTTCCCGGAATATTAATTTCTACATTTTTTCTTCTTGGTATTATATTAACACCGGATCCAGTAAAAATAAGATCACTTACAGATTTTATAATTCTCTTGTCATTCCCAAAACTATCTTTTGTTACTATTCCTACGGCACCACCACCAGGAATATTGGATTTGGCAATATTATTGAGAGCATTTTGAATGTCAGTATTCTTGAATTGATCCAATATTCCTGCTACATGATCTGAGTCAAAAGACAACTTTCCATCTTCTAATATTAACGGGAATTGTGCTTCTACAACGGGAGAATTTCCATCATTTCCAGCAGGTCCTACAGGGCCTTGTTCGCCTCTTGGTCCAGCAGGACCTTCAGGGCCCACAGATCCTCTATCACCTTTATCTCCTTTTTCTCCACGGAGACCTTGGGTACCAACTGGCCCCTGAGGTCCAATTTCACCACGATCTCCGTCTTTACCGGGTATCCCCTGCTCTCCTTTTTCTCCTTGGATTCCTTGAATCCCCTGATCACCTTTAGGACCTCTTGGACCAACCAATCCTTGATCGCCTTGATCGCCTTTATCACCCTTTTCTCCTTTAGGACCTTGAATACCTTGCAAACCGGGTTCGCCATGATCGCCTTTTGGTCCTCGGTCTCCAATTTCGCCTTGTTCACCCTGTGGACCACGTTCACCTTTTGGTCCTTGGAGTCCCATAGGACCACGCTCACCTTGTGGACCTTGATCTCCTTTTTCACCTTGAAAACCTTGGGCACCAATGACAGGCGTTGTTTCTTTTATTATTACTTTTTCAACAACTTCAATTTTTGTTTGTGGTAATACTGGTTTTGGTTGTATTTTCTGTGGGATTACAACTTCTTCAAAAAGAGTTTTGATTTGGTTTGAATTGCCATATATCTTGACAATCTTATCATTATTCTTTTGTATAAAATAATGTTCACTGATACCATTTCCTAATTGAAGTTTTTCATCATATTGGCAAGGAGATATTTCTTTTAGAAGTTGATTTTCCATCAAACTTGCAACAGATCGTTTGACTTTAAAAATTCTACCCTGCAATGATTCATATGTTTTTGCAGCAGAGAACATTTCTTTTATTTTTGAGATGTTTCCTTCTACAAGATATTCTTCACCATCTGGACTTCTTAAATAAAGTTTTGCAAGTCCAGAACCCATTTTAATTTTTTTGGGATTGAAAGCATTTTCAATTATATGATATTCACAGCCTTGCAGCAGTTCTGGATGCGGCTTGACCAATTTTAAAGATGTTTTGTTCTTTCCGAAGAACATTACTTCCTATTTATCATGTTGGTGGGAGATAAGTTATGGAGAACTTATCTCCTGTAAGCATTCCTGAAGTTGAACCAGACATCCATGTTACATCCATCGTTCTATAATTTCCTGTGGCAGGAACTGTATATGAATTGATGGAGTACATGGCAAATGTTGTTTTTTCTTGTGTGTAATATCTAAAAATCAAATATCCCCAATTACCTGAAACTGGACCCTGATAAAAATTCCATGTATCCAAATAACTTACAACATTGGTACCAGAATAATATTCAAAATTACTGATATTTATTTTTGAATAACAAGCATTGCCTACACAACCCAAGCAATTACAAACGGCGCCAAAATTTGTACAAGATAAGAATACAAAGTTTCCAGATCCTGGATCACCAAATACCTGTGGACAAGTCAAAGACAATCCGAGATAATTGTAGATGAGACCGGCATTAATTCCATATGCACCAGTTGCTCCTGTTGGGCCTTGAACAAGATTAGTGAGACCAATGGTAATTAGTCCGGTTATAGAAGTAGTTACTGTAATTCCAGTTGAACCAGATAGAAGCATTGAACCGGTTTTACTATTTAAACTTCTTACTCCCATATTTGTTATACTAATAATACCAGTAACACCACTAGCAGGAATAGAGCCATTTAATGCTATTCCAGAAGTATTAGTACAACTGAGAGATGCTACTCCTTGGATCGCTCCGGTTTTTCCATTAAAAGAGTTTACCAAATTACCTGCATATGCAGGTGAACTAACAGTTCCATTGCTTAATGCAACATCACCATTTACTATACTTATACTTCCATTATTTACAGTTAAAGTTGCATTATTTACATTCAAATTGGTATTGGTATCAATATTAGCTCTACTTAGGGTTATTGTACTTTGATTAGAACCAGCCCAACCAGATGATAAAGTTAAAGGAGTATTAGATTCTGCTGTTATAGCATCAATATTAGACAGACTTGTTGGCAAACTTAATGTTACGTTTCCAGTTCCACCTGAAGGTGTCGCAACAATTTGATTTGAAGTTCCAATTATCTGCCTGACACCATCATTGTTTATCTGAATGTTGCCCGTAGAACCAGACAAAGAAACTGCACCACCAGCAATCAAAGATTGTACACCGGTATTATAAACTGTAATATTTCCAGTAGATCCAGAAAGTGCAATTCCAGTACTTCCAGTTAGAGAACTAACTCCTTGTACATCACCAGTATTACCATTAAAAGATTGAACATAGTTTGTTATATTTGAACCACCAGACCCACTTGAAGAAATTTGTATACTGTTGTTTCCAATTAAACTTATACCAACATTTGATCCAGCAACAATATTAATTGCACCAGACAATCCATTTAGTGTTACTAGATTTGGTGCAGAAATTCCTCCGGGAGCATTTAATAATCCATAAATGGTGGCGTTTGTGTGTGCCGTTGTTCCTATAACAATACCATTAGCCGTAAGTCCAAGTGCATTATGTCCAATTACAATTTCATTAGTACCAACAAAACCTCGTGTATTGGATCCAATAAATATAGAATTACTTGGATTCATTGCAGTATTGGAAATTGTTCTTTGTCCTGCAAAATAACCTATTCCAATATTATTACTATTTGATGTAGTATAATATAAAGCCCTTTCACCTATTCCAATATTTCCAGTGCCTGTATTTGCCGAATATAAACTTCTTTCACCAATTGCTATACTATTGGTACTAAAATTTGACAAAGCCATTGAATATTTTCCGATGGCTATATTGCTATAGCCATTGTTCATATTAAGTAAAGCATTTGATCCTATACCAATATTAGATGTTCCACCTTTCAATGTATTCAATGCATTATAACCTATAGCAATTGAATCTATGGTATTGGTGGTACCGGATAACGAACTATTTCCTATTGCAATATTTTGTGAGCCAACAATATTTGCAAACATCGACAGAGGCCCGATTGCAACATTGTATGCTCCACCAGAATTACCTACAAGCGTTTGAGTTCCAATTACAGTGTTTGTAGTATCGTTTCCGGGTCCCCTACCAATTCTTATACCATTTACATTTATATCATTTCCAAAACATATTCCACCACTTGCAGAAATTCCAGAACTAAATGTTTGCAATGCAACAAAGTTATTTGAAATTCCTGTTGAAACCCCAGTAACATTACCAGTCAATCCATTAAAACTTAGAACACCAGTATTTGTTATTGTAATTGCACCAGTGGATCCTGACAAAGCAATACCAGTTCCACCAAATGCTGATGAAACTCCTTGAAGATCTCCTGTTAATCCATTAAAAGTTCTTACATAAGAATCTACTGGACCAGTATTTCCTTGTGCTCCTGTTGCACCAGTATTTCCTTGTGTTCCAGAAAGAGACATCGTCCATGCATTTGTAGATGTTGTATTATCTCCATTTAAATAATTTGCATTGATTGTAAACGAAGTATTAACTCCGGGTGATGAAGTTAATCCTGTTAAATCTCCTTCAATATAATTTGTTATTACATTTTTTTGGAATATTCTTACTCTATTACCTACATTGAATGCAGTATACAAATCAGGATTAAATATAAATGTTTGACTTCCTAATTGAATATTTGTGGTTGGTTGACTACCACCACCAGAAGTTTTTGTAGATAAAGAAGTATATCCTGCACCAGTAAAACCAGTATTTCCTATAGGACCCGTTCCACCAGTGTTTCCGGTAGCACCGGTTGCACCAGTATTACCAGTGGTACCTTGAATGCCTTGAATGCCTTGAGGACCTTGTGGACCAGTTCCTCCTGTGTTTCCGGTAGCACCAGTTGCACCGGTATTACCAGTGGTACCTTGAATGCCTTGAGGACCTTGTGGACCAGTTCCTCCTGTGTTTCCGGTAGCACCAGTGTTACCGGTGGTACCTTGGATACCCTGCGGTCCCTGTGGACCAGTGCCACCAGTGTTACCGGTAGCACCATTTTTACCATTAGTTCCCGGCAATCCCTGTAATCCTTGATCTCCTTTTTGTCCTTGGGAACCAGTAGGCCCAGTTGGTCCAGTTGGTCCGGGCACAGTAGAATTTGATCCAGTATTCCCCTGAATACCCTGCGGACCCTGCTGACCTACTGAACCCGATAGGTTTACATCCCAATTGCTTGGGGTTCCAGTTCCAGATACTCCAGTAACAGATAAAGTGAGCGTAACACCAGAATAGTTAACCATTGTGGCGTTAAAATATTGTGTAATGCTTGCGGCTATTAATAGACTCTGCACTTTGCTATAAGCAAGTCCAGAAGGGACTGTCATTATAACAGAACTTCCTGCGGTCAAAGATCCGAGAGTTACAGATGTTAAGGAAGTAGATTTATAAACATCTCCGGTATTACCTGTAGGTCCCTGCTGACCAGTCGCACCTGTTGCACCGGTGTTGCCTTGTGGTCCTGTGGCACCAGTTGCTCCTGTTGGACCTTGTATACCATCATTTCCAGTATTTCCTGTATTACCTTGAATTCCCTGTGGCCCAGTTCCACCGGTATTACCGGTATTTCCTTGAAGACCTTGAGGACCTGTACCACCTGTATTTCCTGTATTACCTTGAATTCCCTGTGGCCCAGTTCCACCGGTATTACCGGTATTTCCTTGTGGACCAGTTCCACCGGTATTACCGGTATTTCCTTGTGGACCAGTTCCACCGGTATTACCTGTATTTCCTTGTGGACCAGTGCCACCAGTGTTACCAGTGTTTCCTTGGGCACCCGTAGCACCAGTTGCTCCAGTATTTCCTTTGATACCAATTTCTCCCGACAAATTTATTTGCCAAGAAGAATATGTTCCAGAACCAACAATTTTTAATACATTTAAAGAGATTGTATTTGTGCCGTAACTTGTTATTGTTCCCACCAAATAATTGTTTGCACTAGCATAAGCAATCAAAGTTTGGTTGGTAGAATAACCAACGTTTGTATCATTTATGGTAAACGATACTGAACTTCCGATGGATAAAGAATCTAATGTAATTCCAGTAGTACTAGTAGTAAAATAACTTGGGCCGGATGGGCCGCGTGGACCTGTTGGTCCAGTAGGTCCTATTGGACCTGTGGGTCCTATTGGACCAGCATCACCTTGAGGTCCGGGAATTCCTTGGGGTCCTGTTGGACCAATAGCAGTAGAACCGGGACCTACAGATCCAGTAGCTCCTGCTGGGCCCTGTATTCCATACGGAGATCCATAAACTGTTACATAAAGAATGTCTTCCATGTGAATATATTTATGTTATCAAGTGTATGCGTATCCACGACCACCAACAAATCCCAACCAGGTTGAATCTCCCAAATTTATGAAAGAATATATATCCGTTGTATTAAGACTCATATTTGTTGGAGGAGTACCATTAGGCCATTTAATATTAGTAATATTTGCCCAATTTATAGTTTGATTTGGAGTATTTGCTTTTATAATTAATGTAAATCCTGTTGATCTAACTGATCCAGAAATTGCTGGTAATGATTGAATTGTTATGCTATTGATTGTGTTAGTTAGAGTTACCACGAAAACTTGAGCCTGCGATAAATCTAAAGTCAAAGAATTACTAACAATACTGGGACTTATATAAGGTTCATAATAAGCCTGAAGTGTAGTTCTATACACTGTATTGTAATTCATATCAGCCGACAAACCACCAAATGTAGCGGGACCAGAATTGACGACATTGAATCCTTGGTTAAAATTTGGTGGTTGACTGAATGTATTTACTAGTGTAAATGTATTTTGTGCATCTGTTTGCGCAATATTTGTAACAGAACCTGTTTGACTGTTTACGCTGTAAACTACATTAGGTGAAGAAATTCCAGATGCAAGTATACTACCACAGACACCCAATACACCCGATCCCGGCTGTATACTTATTCCAGTTGTTCCTCCGGATATTATCTGAGCACCAGATATAGATCCGCCATGTTCAAATCTTATATAGTCTGTGCTGTTTGAAGTTCCTTTTGAATAGATATAAAGATTTGGATTGCTGTGAGTTACTCCGGGAGTTCTTTTTTGCTGATTAATTCCATCACTGCTTATTAAAGCAAATGCACCACTATTCTGCCCAGTAGTAACATTTGTAGAAAGTTGTACAGTCCCATATATAGGGGTGCCAGAATTGTATAATACTTTATTTATTGAATATTGAGCATTCGAACCAAAATTTATTGGAATCAAATCGTTCAATGTAATTGGATTATCAACACGAATTGCAGTACTAGTAGATGCGGCACCACCAGTAAAACTTCTAACGTTTAGAATAGGTCCAAATCCCCAAGTAGTTGTATCTATTCCTATTCCAAATTGTGTTATACCACTTGATGCAGATGGGCCGGGAAGAATATCTACTCTACCATTTGTAGAATTTCTTATAATTTCACCATTTTGTAAAATTATATCACTACCGGTTGTTATGCCCGCAGTGGAAATTCCAGCACCAAAAGTATTGAGAAGTGTAAAATTGTTTGCAAGATCTGTTTTTGCAACATTTATAATAACACCGGTTGCACCATTAATTGTGCAAACACCTTGAAGATCGCCAGTCAATCCATTCCAAGACCATACCCCACTGGTGGGTCCGGCTGGGCCTGTTCCTCCAGTGTTTCCAGTATTTCCTTGAATTCCTTGAATTCCTTGTATACCCTGTGGTCCAGTTCCACCAGTTGAGCCAGTTGCTCCAGTATTTCCTTGGATACCTTGAATTCCTTGAGGACCGGTGCCACCTGTATTACCAGTAGTACCGGGGGCACCAGTTGCTCCTGTTGCACCAGTATTTCCTGTTGGTCCAGGTACAGTAGAATCTGCTCCTGTATTTCCTTTTGGTCCTTGAGCACCTGCTTGTCCAACAGCACCGGCCAGATTTACATCCCAGTTGTTTGGTGTTCCAGTTCCAGTAACACCAGTAACAGATAGTGTTAACCCCGTACCAACATAACTTACAAGCGTTCCATTAAAATATTGAGTAATGCTAGCGGCCACCAATAGGCTTTGAACTTTACTGTAAGCAAGACCAGAAGGAACAGTCAAAAATACTGAATTTCCTATACTAAGAGAGCCTAAAGTTATGGAACTGGTAGATGTAGATTTATAAACATCTCCGGTATTGCCTGTGGGTCCTTGTGGGCCCGTTCCACCAGTTGCTCCAGTGTTTCCCTGAATACCCTGCGGACCAGTGCCGCCCGTACCTCCGGTGTTACCAGTGGTACCTTGGATACCCTGAGGACCTTGTGGACCAGTTCCTCCTGTGTTTCCGGTAGGACCAGTATTTCCAGTGGTACCTTGGATACCCTGAGGACCTTGTGGACCAGTTCCACCAGTGTTTCCGGTAGCACCAGTGTTACCAGTATTTCCCTGAGGACCTTGAGAACCCTGAGGACCAGTTCCTCCTGTGTTTCCAGTAGCACCAGTGTTACCAGTGGTACCTTGGATACCCTGAATACCCTCTGGACCAGTTCCTCCTGTGTTTCCTGTATTTCCTTGCGGACCTGTTGCTCCTGTGGCTCCTGTAGATCCTACTCCACCAGAAGAAGAAATAGTTATATTGTTTCCAGAAAGAGAAATTCCAGTATTCGATCCTGCTACCAATACAACTGCGCCGCTAAGACCATTCAAAGATGACACGCCAGCAGTCAATCCCGTGGAAGATATTGTAATATTATTTCCTGAAATTGTTATACCAGTATTGGTGCCAGCAACAAAAGTAATTTGTCCCGTAAGTCCATTTACTTTTTGTATAACATTTCCATAATAAGTTCCACTTACATTTAAATCTCCAGAAGCAAAAACCTTCCCACCGCTAGGAGCAATTATTAAATTTCCACCAGTAGACACATCAAATGTTGTTGTGTTTGTGGGACTTCCTCCAAGTATATCATTGTTTATTAATTTTATAGACTGCCCGGAAGATTGATTTATTTCAAGTGCATATATTTGAGATGAATTTGTATTTCTATTTACAGAAAGATGGGTGTCGGTATTAGTTTGAAAATTTCTTAATTGTATTTTATTGAGACTCGGATTACCCAAAACCTCTAAAACTGTACCGCTGCATACTCCCTGAACATCTCCAATTTGAATATAATTTGCATCTTGCAGATATATTCCAGTATTTGCTTTAAAATAAAAATATCCAGTTGCACTTATTTCTGTTGCTTGTAAAACTAGTCCGGTATAATCACCTAAAGTAACACCAACTAAATTTACTGAATTTAATTGTAGTGCTCCATTTGATGGTATATATCTCAATGGAGTTACGGTTCCACTGTCAACCAAAAGTGGCTGGCTTCCAGTACCTGTTGCAAATACTGGAAAAACTGGAGTTGAACCTACACCTTGATTGCTTATTTGAATTTGAGTGGCATTTCCGCTATCAGATGCAAGTGCATCAAAAATAACGGTTCCCGAACTTGCTGAAGTGCTATTTACTGCAGTACCAGATACTTGCAGTATAGTTAAAGAATAACCAACATAATTTGTTATAGTTCCATATATGTAACGACTTAGAGATGGAAAATATATTTTTACAGTGTGATTTACATTATATGCATTTGTTCCAAATGCCTGATCTACGGTAATTGTACTGGAAGTACCATAATTTACTACAATTGTTCCAGTAAAATTTAATAAAGGAAATCCTAAACCTGTATTTCCTTGTGCTCCTGTTGGGCCAATTGGACCAGTATTTCCTTGTGCTCCTTGTACTGCATAAGGAGTTGGGTTTACTGTTACATTTATTGTTCTGCTTGAACTTGACATATTAAGTGTTTTGTGTTACGTCTGGTAGGGTTTCAATGTTTCCACGCAATATTGTAACTACACCACCATTATTGGGATATTGCATTTGTATGTCATAGAATGAAGGAGCATAATCTGAAAATGATAATGTATATCTCGATCCTATGGTCACATAAATCAATCCTTGTGTTATATCTATAGCCAAACCTCCGGTAACCCCATCTACTGGAGTATATGGTGCATTTGCTGGAACATACAATTGATAAGATGTCAACAATCCACTTGGGTGATAACTTTTTCTGACCTGCATGGATAAAGTTGTTCCGGTAAAATTGTATAATGCACCGGTTGCGCCTTTTAAAATCATACTAAAGGTAATCGTATCACCTTTTACTGCGGTTGGATTAAAAGTATCAGACATCTAGGATCTCCAAATAATAATAGCCTTATTAAGGGCTATTATTGGTTCTCCTATATTTAGGACAGAGAATAGTTATCAGAGTTTCACTGTTGCAGCCTGTGGACTCATATTTAACGTAGTTTTATTAGATTCTTTTATAACTTTTTGAGACCATTCTTGTTGCTTTGCTAACATTTCCTGCTGCATTTTTTGCAACCCTTCAACGTAAATTTTGTAGTTATTTCCTACTCTTTCACGATGTTCTGGTGGCAAATAAGATTCTTTTAACAATTTTTCACAAGCACCTAGGCCAATTTGTGGTCGTCCAGCATAGAAAGCCGTGGTTCCTATCTCATCAAAAATTCCCCAAGTATAGTTGGCTTTATCCACGAACAGAATATCATTTTCTGGTACAGGAATAGTTAGACCCAAAGAGGCTACCAAGAATGCATTTCTTGGACGATTATACTTACGATAGATGCATGAAAGATGGTATAATGGCTCTACTCTGTTTGGAGCGGTTTCAAATGCCATCATAAATGCATCTGCAATCTGTTCAACTGGCTTTCCTTGGAATTCTCGACACATTCCTACCCGCATCCAAGAGAAGAAAACCTCTTCATGCCATGCTCCAAGAGCAATTCTGGCCAAGTATTCTTTTTCAGCAACTTCATACATACGTGCATCAAAAGCAGACTGTGCTGCATAAAATTGTTTTCTTGGTTGGTTTGGATCCTTATCCAAATAACTCTTTAGAGTATAATAATCCTTTGTATACTTTTCAGTATCATTTGACGAAGCACGAGCACGGCAACCTTCTGTACGAACTTCCCATGCATAATCGCCTTCAAGTTTTTGTACATTCATTGGTTGTTCGCACATTGCATATTCGTGAAGAGGCTCTTCATACCACCACTTCTTCTTTGCTACATTGAATAGTTGTGCGCGTAACCAATGGAATTCACCACGCTTGATGGTTACGACATAACCATCAAGAGAATCATCGAAGTTATCTACTGGAAGAGTTCCAACAATGAAATCATCTGCGTCAATCATCATGGCCCACTTGGTCTTACCGAGGCATGCTTCAAGTGCCTTGGATCTATTGGTTCCAAAGTCACTCCATTCATGGTCTAGGATTTCACCAGGGATTCCCTTTTCATCAAAGAATTTCTTGATTATTTCCTTGGTGTTATCTGTGGATCCAGTATCACAGATAACATAATAATCAATGAAAGGTGCGACAGAGGAAATGCACCGTTCAATATTTGGTGCCTCGTTCTTTACAATCATGCTCAATGTAAGTTTATGCATACTCATCCTTATGAATTAAAAAATTTACGTAATGATCCTGTATTAAATTTGGGAATCAATTCCCATTCTTCCTTTTCAGTGTGTTTTATGATCTTCAACCCACTGATAGGCATACTGTCGGTAATTTTATCTTTATCAACTACTTCAAGAAGTTCCCATTCTTCAAGTAATTTTACAATTGCATTTCTGCGTTTTAAATCTTCTTCCGTAATATTTGAAGGAAGTCCATCTAATCCAAACAACTCTTTAAAGTGAGCCAATACATATACATCATTTTTATGAATCAAATGACATGATTGGTAAAGAATTTTTTTTCCTTTGGGGGAAACTCCGATACGCGAAAGAGTTTCACGTATTACCATAAAATCTTCTGGGTCAAAAAGTTTTATATGGACACCAACATCTTTAAAAATACTATTAGATACATCAGACATACACAATCCTTATTTACTTTATCCCGCCAGTTTCAAGAGATTTTTTCAATATCTCAAGATCCTCGGGACGCAATATATTTAGTACTTCTCTAGCCTTCTGTTCTGAGTATCCATAGACTTCTTGAATTACTTTAATATTATCCTCGGTTTCCTTTTTAAGCCAAGGAGAAAACCTTTTCTTTTTTCGAACACCAATTCTATAGAAATCAAACTGCGTTTTGTTGTCCAACCAAGGAGCACAGTTCATTTCATTTGCGTGAAATATTGTATCGGCAAAATATGATAGACATCTATTTACTACAAAGGGAGGATAAAGACGAGCATCGGCCTCGTCTTTATCTAAAAGTGGAGTCTTATTGTGATTGATACTAGATAAGAAATCTTTAAGTTTCATCAGTTAAACTCACAGTCCATCATAAGTTGTACAATTAGTGCCATGGTATTGATCTCTTGGTCTGCAGCAAATGCAGACTTGTACTGATACTCTGCAATAATCAGAATAGCCTGTGGAATTGAATTCTGTTTAAGCGCTGTATATAGTTCAGTATACAGACGCTTGAAGAAATCAGCAGTATTCAGATCCAAATTTTGTACAACCCATTTACGGCATCCTACGAAGTCCTTACCCTTCATGAACCCCAATAGTTCTTTATAGGATTCACTGCTACCCTGTGCAAGGATTCCAACATCAATCTTTCCAGAAGAAGAATATCTCTGCAACTCGTTGATGATTCGGCGTACATCAGGAAAATGCTTCTTGACAAGATTAATCAATACTTGTTTGTCATATGAAACTTTTTCACTGTTTAAGATAAATTCAATACGCTTCAATACTTCAGATGCAACTTGTGCCTTTTCACTATTTGGAACCGTAAAGTCAATACCGGTGCAACGAGAGTGAAGGGGCTCGATGATCCTACTCTTATAGTTGCAAGTCATTACAAATCTGCAATTATTTGCAAATTCTTCAATTGCTCCACGCAATGCTGGTTGAATTGACTGTGCGTTTGCATAATCAAACTCATCCAAGATGACGATCTTTAGTCCGCCATTAAGTGAGACTGTTGAACAATAATTACGAATTTTTGTTCTGAGAGTATCAATACCATTTTCTTCGGAGCAGTTAATGATGATGCTATCGGCACCCAAATCACGTGCAAGGGCACGGGCAACAGTAGTTTTGCCCGTGCCCGCCTTGCCATAAAGCATCATATTTGGAATTGTACCTTCCTTGATCATACCCTGAAAGATCTTGGTAAGATCGATTGGAAGAATGCAATCAGATAGTGTTTTGGGGCGATACTTTTCGACCCAAAGTAGATTATTCACATCAGACACGTTTAACCCCGCTTGATAGCGATGTAGTAAGAAAGATCCAGACTCTTGTGTGTAAACTTAGAAATAATAGTATCAGTGAGTTCTACAGTGTATGAACCCGGAATAAACTTGATTTCAGAAACATTTATTGTTCCTTCAAAATCCTTATCAGTGTAGTTCTCATCAATAACAATTTCAAAACTGTTGCTGGTGCTCTGACTGGAATCATCTACGCTGATAACAAGTTGTCCATCACCACCAACAAGACGAAGATCACTGACCTGAAGAATACTTGCTGCCTTGAGGATTTCGTTCAAATCTTTTTCATCTAGATCAAATTTAGTAGAACTTTTTGGCATCTTCAGTTCTTTGGTTGGAACTGTCAGGAGTGATGGTTCAGAATAATAATAAGTGACGCTTGAACGACCATTAGAGATTACGACATGATTATCGTGGAACTCCAGATCGGGATTCGCAAACATACTGATTACACCAAGAAACTTATTAAGATCCCATATGGGAACATCAACATCAAATTCTTCGGCAATTTTAGCCTCAACATAGATATTTCTTCCCGCAGAAACTGTCTTCAAAACGTTTCCGGGTTGAATCAGAATGTTGGAATTGATGGCTGCAAAATTCTTGAGAATGCTATAGGTTTCTTTGCTCAAACGCATTTTTGTCACAGTACTCATATAAATCTTTCTGTAAATTATTCAAAATCTTTACGATAAACACTATCGTTCAATTGCTGTTTTTGCTCATGGCGATTACCACGAACATTTCTCTTTTGCTGTTTCTTACTCAAGCCGGTAGGCTTGTTCTTGCGGCGATTGGTAAACTTTTCAAAGCTGTCTTCATTCATGGCTCTATTATATCTCCAATTTACGTGAATACAAATATATTTATACCTGAACTTTGATTTTAGAAAAATTATTTTTCTTTTCAAATTGCAAAGTTTGATCAAACTTATCAATCAATGAATCTGCTTTATGGCTTATGATATAAATAGAACACTTGTTCTTCATCTTGTTAAGAATCTTCATAAATGATTCGGTGCCACTTGCATCCAATGATGAATCCAAAATTTCATCAAATATTAATAGATTGCAATTAAGGCTATTCTTCATCTTGGCTACTTCACGCCAAGTCAGCAGGATCGCCAAGTCGATGCGTTGTTTCTCTCCCTCAGAGAAAGAGGAATATGAGAATGCATCTCTGTATCTGGACTTGATTGTTTCCTTGAATTCCTCATCGATGGTGAAGTCAACATAGAGATTAAGTTTTCCGAGGAACTTGTTGACGAGTCCATTGATGATGGGAACATAATGCTTGATAATCCGGCTCTTAAGACCGCCATCTTTGAGGATATCATAGACCACATCATAGTGAATCTGTTCTGAAATAAATTTTTCAAGTTGCTTTGCGATTTCATTTTTCTTTTGTTCTGAAGTTTCAAGACTATTTAACAGTGAAGTAAGATTGCTGGCTGCTTCTTTTTCTTTCTTGTCCTTCTCCAAAACTTTTATGTTGGATTCAGCATTTCCAATTCGATAATTCAAACCTTGCATATCATCAATTATTATTTTTAAAGAAGCATCGAGTTTAATTGCTATTTTTTTAAACTCTTCCAACTCAACTTCTTTTTTCCTTGCAACTTTAAGTGCCTCAAAGCATTCTTCTGCTTTTCTGTGTTTTTCTTGAAGATGCTTTTGTTTTTGTTCAGGTGGAAGAACTTGTAAGCAACATTTACAGGTTGCATTTTCCTCCAATGCTTTTATTTCTTCCAACAAAGTTGCTTTTAAGGTTTCTGCTTTAATAAGCATTGCAGGAACATCTTTTAGAGATTCAATCTTTTTGTTGTTCTTTTTTATTTCATCAGAAAGGGTTTTATGCTTTTCTAAATGAGCTGTTTGTTCTTCTTTATCTCCATCTATCTGTTTATTGTATTCGGCAATACGATCTACAATGACTTTTATATCATCATCATTGCTGTTTTTTACTTGCTCTAAAAATTCCTTTTGGGATTTAATCTTTTCATGAGCAATCTTTAACAAACTTTGATGTTCAACAATTGAAACTTTTAAAGATCCAAGTTGTCCTTTGACATACTGATTCATATCAGCCAAGATGTCGAGATTGAGAAGACCCTCGATGATCTTTCGACGTTCCATTGGAGTTAACTGCATGAATGGAATAAAGTTTGACTTTCCAAGGATTACTACTTGCTTGAAAGCAGAATAATCAAATCCTAGGATCTGCTCTTCAAACATTTCCTGATAATCTTTGGATTTAGCATTTTGATCCAACATCTCTCCATTTTTATGAATCTCAAAGATCTTTGGAGATAGACCACGGCGAATCAAGTAATGTGATCCGGCCTTGTTAAATTCAAGTTCAACAAGGCATCCCTTTCCGTTTACGGTGTTAACCAGTTGAGGTATATTGATTGGTCGAAATGGTTTTCCAAACAAAGCAAAGCACAGAGAGTCCAATAGAGCAAAAGACTTTCCGTGACCGTTAGTTCCAGTCACCAAAGTGGTCTTATGGCTGTTTAAGTTAATTTCTGAAAAATTATTACCAAACGATCCAAAATTTTTAAAACGTACAGTTAAGAATTCAATCACTCTTCATCCTTTGACAATGCAGAATTATATGCTTCATCTATGATCTTGGCAAGAAACTGTTTATCAATAGATTTCTCGTCTATGGTACCAATCTCTTCATGCAATAGTTCCAAGGTGTCTTTATGGACATCTACGGCAACCAGTTCTGGGTTAGATGAAACCTCTTCGGTCACAGCCAGTTCTGCCACACCCGCTTCATAGAATTTATCCATGTATTTTTCAAATGCCGGACCTTTCGTGCGCTTCTTGATAAAAATTTTGACGTAACAATCTTTAAACTTCGAATAGTCGAGTTTCTCTGGTTCGTCTTCGTTATAGTCAAACGTATAGAAAAGTTTTCTAGGGTTTTCGATAAATTCCAGCGTCCTGTCCGAGAAATCAAAAACGTGGAATCCTTTTGGCTCCCAAACATCCGAGAAAGCCATTTGGTATTGTGTACCCAAGTAATGTATATTGTCCCTGCTAGACTTGATGTGATAATGCCCAGTAAGAACATACTCAAATTTGTCAAAATGTTTTGGGTCATATCCTTGATCTATAAAGATTCCTCGAATGCTTTGAAAGCCGCACAGTTCAAGATGCCCCAACATCAATGAACAAGTAGTCTCAGAAATAAACTTTGCAGAAGCAGATTCGTTCTCTGGATTGATCCACGGTACAAGAGCCACACAACCGGCTGAAGTCTGAATCTCCGTGGGCTCTGAATAAATTTCCCAGTTCTGATAAGGCGCAACCAATTCCTGCAATGAATTTACATTGTTGTTGTTGCGATAATACGTGTCATGGTTACCGCAGATGGCAATGCACTTAACTCCCATATCCCTGAGAGGTTCAAAGAACCTTGTGCGAACTTGTTGAAGTGTTCTAAAGTTTATATACTTTCTTCGGTCAAAAACATCCCCCAAATGAAAGATGGTTTTTATGTTGTTTTCTTTTAAATAAGGAAATAATTGTCCTTCATAGAAGGACAGAAAGTATTCCAATACGATAGGAGAATCGGCTTTATAGCCAAAATGACTGTCGTTAAGAATAACTGATTTCATACTTTTTTGGATCAATCTTTGTTTTAGTCATATGATGAATCATGAATTCTTCTCTGGCCAATGCCATGTCATGATCGACCATCATTTTTACCAAACCATCAATGTTTACTTTTGGATTCCATCCAAGAACATTTCTTGCTTTGGTTGAATCACCTAGCAATTGGTCTACTTCGGCTGGTCTGAAATACTTTGAATCAATTTTTACATAATCTTGATAATTTTTTAGACCTGCGTATTCGAATGCTTTTACCAAGAATTCTTTAACAGAAATCATTTGTCCTGTAGCGATGACATAATCATCCGGGGTTTCTTGCTGCAACATGAGCCACATGGCCTCAACATAATCTCCAGCATAACCCCAATCTCTAAGAGAATCAAGATTTCCTAGATACAATTCTTTCTGCAATCCTTGATAAATTCTACCTACTGCTCT